ATCATGCGGAGCGCGGCGCCCTTGCTCTCGAGTCCCATTTGCTCGATCAGCAAATTGATGGACTTCAGCCCCAGCTTGCCCTCTTCGCTCCACTCGCGCAGCTGACCGATCGAGACCTCCTGACCTTTGTTCACGCGCGCGATCGCTCGTTGGAGCAGCTGCCAGACCGGCACACCGTTCTCGACGAGGATGTTGGCGTCCTGCGCTTGCAGCCGGCCTTTGCTGAACGCCTGCCCGAGTTGTAGTGCGATCCCCGTGAGATGTTCGCCCGTGAGACCGAGCTTCGACACCTGATCGACGATCGCCTGCAGTGCACCGCCAGCGGGATCCATCCCGAACCCGCGCATGACGCGGAACGTCTTCGCTATGTCCTCCATCTCGAAAGGCGTTTCGACGGTCATCTTCTTGATGAACGCCATGGCGGCTTTGGCTTTCTCCGCGCTGCCTTCGATGGCCTCGAGCTGAAACTCGAGGTTCTCGAACGTCGACGCGGTGCCAATGAATTGCCGGTTGAACAGATACGCCGCCGCGGTGGCGGCGCCGACTACGACCGTCACCTTGCCGAACGACGCGGTCGCGGCCGAGCCGAGGCCGGCGATCGATCTCGTGACGTCGCCCATCGCGTTGTTCAGCTTGTCGACGCCGGCGGCTGTCTTGAAGGCACCGAACGACTGCTGTATCGATCGAACAGGTGCAGTCGCCCGATTCAGTGCGGCCGTGACTCGATTCAGCGGGGCCGTGACACGATCGACGGCAGTGAGGACGAGCGAGAGCGGATACTGTTTACCGGCGGGCATTGATCCACTCCGCTTGTGTCATCCAGAAGGCGAGGTCCTCTTTGTCCATCGCCCAGAGCTGATCGGGCGGAAAGTGGAACGTCGCGGCCAGGACTGCTAGGGCTTGAGCCCAGTCAGCAGGCCACTGGGCAAAAAATCCGTCACCAACTCGGTCAGCGCGAACACATCCTCGAGATCAATCTTCTCGATGACCTGCTGCGGCTGGCCGCACATCTTGCCGGCGGCTTTCATCAGATCACCGGCGGTGATGTTCTGCAGCGACACGTCCTTGAAGTCACCCGCCACCGGCCGGCGAAACGAGAGCACGGAGATGGTCTCGGACCCGACCGTCACCGGGTGCTTCAGCGTGTAGGTCTTTGGCTCCACCGAACTACACCTCCTCCGCGCTCAGCCCCTCGAAGCGAACAGGGAAATTCGCCTCCTCGCTGTTGCCCGTGCCCTCGCCGGCGAACCAGGCATTGCGCAACACAACGCCCTTCCCGTGCGCGAAGCGCAGAAAGACCGTGGCGTCCGTCATGTCGAGGATTCGCTTCAGGTCGAGCGTGCGCCGATCGCGAATCTCGCCCTCGATGAAGGCCGGCTGCGGCATTTCCTTGTAGCCGTGAACTTTGTCAGCGCCGACGAGCGCTTCGCGCTTCGCGCGTCCGAGGTTGTAGGTGAAGTTGCCGACGGCATCCATCATTTCGCCATCGATCTGAAACTCGATGGTGCCGGCCCGGCGCTGATCAGGCATGGTCTCCTCGCTCCTCTACAGCCGGAAGTCGATGCGCGCGGCGCCGACGATGAACTGATTGATGATGTCGGGCGGCAGCACGAAGTCGAGCCGGTTCGGGTCGCTCGCGTTGCGTTCCACGACGACGTCGGCCTTGAACTGATCGCCGTTCTCGACGAGCCCGAGGTCCTCCATCTCGCGGAACCACGCGATCGCCTCCGCCTTCCCGAGCAGCGGCGTGATGACGGCCTGGCCCGCGCCGACGCGCGTGCCGTCGTTCGCCAGCTTGTGCCGGGGGAACTTCGTCAGGATCCGCGTCCGGAAGCTGTACCGCAGGTAGAGCAGCGTCAGCATCGTCGTGACGTCGAGATACGACGTGTCCGCGGCGCCGGAGCTGCTGGTCTGATACGTCGTGACCAGGCGCTCGAGCTGCACGACGCCGCCAGCCGCGACCTTGCTGGAGCTGATGCCGTCGTAGAGCTCGAGATTGCGCTCCGTGAACGTGAACAGATCGACTTCCGCGGGTGCCTTCACGCCCTTGACCTCGAGGGTCTGGAAGGGCCGCGCGGGGTCGTTTGCCGCGTGCAGCGCCACCACGCCGGCGACGGCCGCGGCGTATTCCATTGGTGGGGTCACCGGGTTCTTGCCTGGCTGCGCTGCGATGCAGGAGTGCTGGCTGTTGCGGCTGTCGCCGAGCGTGCCCAACGTACCCTGCGTGCCGGCGGCGGAGGTGATCGCAACGCCGTCGATCATGCGCATCGGTCCGAAGCGAGACGAGAGCTCCGCCTCGATTGCGGTCAGGCTCGTCGCGTCCACGTAGGGATGCGCCCACACCTGATACCAGTTGTCGCCGAGCGCCGTGATGAGCGTCGTCAGCGTCGGGTTCGTCGTGCCGCCCGTGAGTGCCACGATCGCCACCGCAACCCCGGCCGGCGTGGCTTCGCCGTCCTGATAGTTCAGGCGCATGTCGAGGCTGTTGCCCACGTCGCCGCGATGACGGAAGGTGACGGTGACCACATTGGTCGAGACCGACGACGTGACGGGTAGATCGGTGTTCGCGTTGATGGCCGCGTTGATGTTGGTGGCGATGGTGTTCTGCGCGTCGCCGTTGGCCACCGCGACTTGCACGAGCGTGCCGCCGAGATAGATGTTGAGCGTCCCTGCAGCCGTCGCCGGGCCCGTGACCGTCAAGGTCCCCGTGGCGAACGCGCCGCCGCCGCTGTCCGCGAGCACACCGAACCACGTCTCCGTGAATCGGTTGTTCTCGAAGTACTTCAACGCCATGCGGTGCAGCATGCTGCCGCGCCCGGCGCCGGCGATGACCTGGTCGACGTTCGACGCCTTCTGAATCGAGTTCGCGGCCCACGCCCCGGCGGTCAGCTTCTGACCGACGATGAGCACGCGGTACGGGAGGAGCGCCGCACCCTGCGTCGCACGCTGGTTGTTGAACTCCGCCGTGACGAACGGCACGCGGAGATTCGAAGGCACCGAGCTGAAGCTGATCGACATGGCTGGTGACTACTCCTCGGTCTCGTCGGGCGTGGCGTCGACGACGTCGCCGTCGTCGAGCCGACGCAGCCAGTAGGGCTCCCGCGGCACAAATGCGCCCTGCGGTGGCAGATGTCGTCGCGAGTGCGGGTCGCGCACCTTGAGGCCGTCCGCGGGCTTCACGAACATGCGATCGGTTGCGTCACTCATCGAGGTTGTCCAATCTGTCGCTCGCTTGGTCGTTCGGAGAGATGTCCTCGCCGCCGTCCAGGTCGCTGTACCGCACGTCCACCGTCTTCAGGTCCTCGAGCGGCACATCGTCGGCCTCCGGTGCGCGCGTGTAATAGCGCACGTCGTAGACCAGCCGCACGAGGCCGACCGATTGCTCCCCCTCCGTCGCGATCGCGAGCTCCGTCGACTGCAACAGCAGGTCCGACAGCACCTGATCGGGCGCCGTGGCACTGAGGATCGCGTCAACGGCCCGTTCAATCTCGACGGCGAACGCATCGAGCTCGTCGTCGACGGCGTCGGAGAGCTGCACGACCCCTTCGATGGCGACGTCGACGTTCCGCTCGAGCTCCCGCGGCGCCGTCGTTCGGCTGGCCGGATCGACCGATTCGGTCAGCGTATAGACGGCGAGCGCCGGGAGGTCCTTCTCCTTCCAGGGCCAGATGCGCGTGGATACCACGCGCTCCTCCGCCCTGGTCGTGTCCTTCAGCGCCGCGACGAACGCTGCGCGAATCACCGTCCGCTGGTGCGTCGTGGCCACCTACGTCACGACCTTGCGCAACAGCAACAGCACGCCGCCCTGGCCGTCCTTCTGCGCCTCGCGCACCTCGTAGGTGACGGTGCCGACCACGATCTGCGGCTCGTCCTCCACGGGGTCGACGGGAAGATCCGCGAGCCGGTACCAGACCGCCGGTCCCACGCTCGAAACGCCCGCCTCTCCAGCGTCGACGCGGACATACGCCGCATCGAAGATGCCCTGTACCTGAACCGCCTGGCCGACCCCTGGGCTGTAGGTCGTCGCCTCGCCGAAGTGAGCGAGCACGGCGGTGTTCAGCCCGCCGGCCAAGGCGGCCCAGCTCATGTCGCCCGCTTACGCGTAGACGACGTACGCCTCGCTCGAGGCCGTCACGTTCGTCAGGCGAACGCGCACCAGCTTCGACGCGAGCTGCGGGATCACCCGTGACGCCGCGGTCTGATTCGCATCGAACGCACCACCGGCGCCAGCGGCAAGGGTGAGCGTCTCGGCCGCGTCGGCGCCGTTGACGATCAGGACGTCGACGGTGTCGCCCACCTTCGCGCCAGGGATCGCCGCGACGAGCAGGGCGGCCGTCGGCAGTGTGTCGGTGCGCGCAGCGCCATTCGGATCGCGGACGATCGTCCCACCGAGGATGTCGGCCGCCGTGTAGGTCTGCGCACCGGCCGTCGCATAGGAGGCCGGCACGCCAGGCACAAACGTCGTCTTCGTGCCGTTCAATCGCACGAACCCGGTGGTCGAGGGATTCGCGGCATCCGCCGTCGCAACGCCGATCTCTCGGTTCGCCGTCGGGACGTTCGTCGATCGCGCGTTGGCGACATCCCAGAAGATGCGCTCGCCGGCGACCCAGACCTGCGTGTTCAGCTTTGGCAGCTCCCAGATGCCCTCGGTGGCGCCATTGAAGGACGCCGCGGCCGCTGCGGTCTGCAGCGCGACCACGAAGACGGCGCCGATGAAGTACCCGAGACCTGTCGTGACGCCACCCGCCGGAGCGACGAGCGTGAGCGTCTTGCCGGGCTGAATGAAGTTCTTCGCCATGTGACTCCTCTACGTTGCGGCGTTATGGCCCGCCGTGGCCGTTTACCTGATCTCCGGTGTGTTACACGCCGGCGTTGGTCACCGCGCCGCGATAGTCGACAGCCGCGACGCCGTAGTCGAGCCGCACGCGCATCTCGGTGCCGTCCACGCGCCAGCCGTCACGGCTCTCGAGCACGGGCGCCGTCTGGCCCTCGAGGAACGCCACCTCGAACACCGGGGCAATGCTGGGATCGGCGAACAGATAGCGCCGCGTCCCTGACAAGCGCGGGGTGTCGACGACGTCACGGAAGAGGCCTCGCACGAGGTTGGGCTTCATCTGCGACTTGTTCGCCACCGTGTCGGGGTCGTACTGCGAGTCGTTGACGACGCGCGACTGACCACCGAGCTCGACGGGCACCAGCAGGATCGCCGGGCGGAGATCGAGATACTCGTTCCCCCAGGGGTCGCGCTGCTTCGCCATCAGGACGCGGTCGGCATCGATCGCCGCCGCGGCCAGCGCGGATCCGGTCCCGACGTTGGCGCGGTTTGCGTGGAAGAGCGGCTGTGCGTCGCTCTGCGTGGGTCCGAGACCGCTGTTCAGCAGCAGCTGGGCATAGACATCGATCTCGATTGACAGGCCAGCCGCGCGGCCCAACATGGTCAGCAGCCGCCCGAACGCGTTCATGTCGTCGTTGACGATCATCTGACGCGACACGTTGATGATGTTGCCCTTGGTCGCGGCCGTGATGGTCGCCTTCTCGGCGTCGTTGATCGCCTTGTTCTTGAACTCGCCGTTTTCCGTCACCGCGTCGAGCGCACCGAATTGCCCCATGCGATAGCGTGGGTGCGCGCGGAAGTCGGAGACCGTGCTCGACGCCGCCCAACGGCGCCAGGTATCAGGCGCGAGCGCGTACGCGGCCTCGAGCATCTTGTGCATCGTGTTCTCGAGGAGCACGGTGAAGTCGCTCGTCGATTGGGTGATGCCGCTGCGATAGGTGAAGGCGGTGCCCACGAGATCCAGCTTGCTCAGGCCTCGCGTCTTGATCCCGCCTCGTTCCAGGCACTCCCGCGCCAGGTCGAGCAGTGTCAGGCCGCGGAAGTCCCCTGGGTCGAACGACGCCAGGTCGGGCGACTTGGGATTGGCGTGTCGTGCGACGACGTCCACCATCCCCGCCTTGTGGAGCAGCCAGTTGCCGGCGCCGCGGAAGAACTTGTCACGGACGTCTTCGCCGGCGACGACCGTGTGATTCCCGTCGGTGCGGGTCTTCTTGTCTGCGGCTTCGAGCTTCTCCATGATGACCGACCGCGCGTCAGGCAGCGGGGTCCCCTTGGTGATCAGCTCCTCGATGAGCGTCTCCGCGGCAGGCTGATCGAACTTCGCGGCACGCACCGCGAGGCGAATGCCGGCTTGACGCTCACGCTCTTCGGTGACGGCCGCTGAGCGGATCTGCTCGGCGTTCGCTGCGGCGCCAGGCGTACCCTCAGGACCCTCGTCCTCGTCGTCGTCCTCGAGCGCGCGAATCTTCAGCTCGACGGCCTCGGCCTCACGCATCTTGGCGTCGAACGACGATCGGGACTCATCGTCCTTGAACGAGCCGTCAGCACTGCGGAAGCCCTTGGCTTCGTCGACGAGCGTTCGATACTGTTTCCGCAGTTTCTTGAGCGTCTTCATGAGTCGGATTCTCCTCAGTGCAGCAGAAACGCCTCGGCGAGTCGGAGCGTGCGATTGCGATCCGTGTCGGTGATCACGCCGCGCGCGATGAATTCACACGGGTTTGGCGAGCGATCGGCGCTGCGAAATCCGGCGCCATCGTCGTCGCCGGCGGACACGGACGAGAGTTCGACCGGCTCCCAGTCAATCGCGCGATAGACCGGCACCTTGTCGACGGACTCTTCCGCCTTCTCGAGCTTGTAAATGCGATAGCCGATGCTCAGGTTCTGGACGATGCCGTCCTGGACCTTCTGGAACAGCATCTCGGCTTCGGGGTCGATCGCCGCTTTCGCGAAGCGAACCGTCGCCGTGCCCTGCTTCCCGTTCGTGTGGGCCGTGCCGGCGACGATGACGCCCCGCACGATGGCCGCACGGTAGTCGCCACCCTTCAGCGGGTGTCCATCACAGAAGGGCGCACCGTTGTTGAATCGCCCAAGGCGCACGTGCCGCGCATTGAGCGAGAGCTCCTCGTAGTACTTGTCGAAGTAGCCGCGCAGGACGCGCTCGCCCGTCGACCAGACCACGTCGACGGTGCGCTTCTCGACATTGACGCTGGATGGCACGAACGCCGCGCGTAGCGACAGCGGAGGAAGCTCGCGCGTGATAACAGGATTACCCGCAGACATGAAGAGCCAGCACGCGCGTCATGAAGGTGTGACGCTCATGGTCAGGCTCTTCTGCGAACGGCCCAAGGAAAACCCGATGGCTATTCCTCTGAATTCCCTACTTTTCCCGATGATTCCCCCGGATCGGTCGGATTCCCCGCCTGTGTGGTTTTTCGCGCGTCGCTGTCCAGCACGATGCCGAGATCGTCCAGCCGCTTCAAATTCGCCGCGTATTCGGGCCAGAACGTCTCTGGGTCCAGGCCCTGCTCACGTACGAGATCGTCGAAGAGCGCCTGACCTCC